AATTATTTATTACCTCTATATTTTTAATTATCTCTGATTGTTTATTTCTGCCTAGAATTTGTAAATATGGTATATCCTCTTTATCAGGTGTTTTTTTTGATTTCTCAACTAAAGGCTTCATATGCCAATCTTCACCATTAGGACCACCAAAATCAGGACTAATATCCTTATCATTCTTAAAAACTTTGAGAATTCCAGCCTTTATTGCACGTTCTATCCGCGATGTATCCATTCCTTCCTTTACTTCAACCTTATCCTTATTATCACCAAAAAAACTTAAAGTGATTTTATTGATGGGATCCATCCACATACCACTTCTTTTTGGATTTAATACAATTTGATAACCTATTAATTTGGATAGCACTCTTTCATCTTTGCCAGGTATTGATTCCATGTTTCCCCCTTTTTAAAAAAATTAGTTTAACTTACTGAACGGTTACATATAATTTAAAAAGGCCAGACCAAATTTTTCAATTTAATCTGGCCTTGCAACATATTATCACTACAGTTCATAAAATTACACTAATGCTGTACCTGTATCTAATACATTCAATGTACGAGAGTTAACATTATCAAATACATAGTTGTAATCGATGATAATATTACGAGCAACTGCAACGCCTTTACCTTGGTCAAACATATTCATACCGTATCTTTCAAAAATCTTTACCACGTGTGTATCGTTTGTGAATATGTCGGCTTCTTCAGTTGTAGGGTTTTCTCTTTGTACAAGAATACCACATCTTTGAGAATCAGCAAGAGCAATATCAGTTATAGGTTTTAATCCAGTTCTCTCTGTAAATGGCATTAGATGAGTAACAAGAACTCTCAATGGAGTCGGTAGATATTTCGCAGGTATATTATACGTTGACTGTTGAGGTGTCATTGTCTGTGTCCAAGGACTAAATTCAGTTGATGTACCTGTTCCGGTACCTTTTAAACCTAATCCTTTAAATATATCTTCCCAGCCTGGTGCACCATGTCCTAATGGCATACGTCTTGTAGCAAGTACTGCACCATTAAGAACAATCTCTCTCAACTGCGGATCAACTGAAAACACTTTCCATGCCAAAGGTGACATGATTAATGTATCCGGTGTAAATCCACGAAGAGCCAGATATGCCCACAAATCAAACACATCATTAAGTGTCATTGTACCGTTTTGAGCACCATCTATACCCCGACCAGTTGCAACACCCGATTCACTATTAGATGGATCTGCATTATCAAATACAGTAATACCCATCTCATCTATCAAACGTATTGCCTGACTTTCTTTAAGCCTTGCTAATGCAGCACCAGCTGCTCTTAACCAAAGTTTAATCACATCAAACTGATTATCCTTTACAACTTCACTAGCAACATTAATAGCACAACCATATTTTGCAACTGTGATCTGTACTGTTGCTCCAACGGTATCTGTTGCTAATACTGATGTTGGATAATCTCCACCCTGAGGAACTTTACCAGCAACAATAGCACTTATTGCACCAATTTCTATCATCTGTCCTTCGGGAAGATTTACTTCTGTAAATAAATTTGGAATTATCAACAGTGCTGGTTCTACTGCTTCAACTATGATCCTTTTTATAACTTTTGGAATAAATGGTGCTATATCCTCAGTTGTAATAAGATCCTGAAGTTTTACCCTTTCCTCACCAATATCTTCACCATCTGGTACAGTATAACCATTATTAGCAAAACAATTGTAAACTTTTAAAAATTTTTCTCGATCTGTTAATTTCATTTTAATGCCTCCAATATTAGAGTGTTTTATTTTTTCTAATTACATAAGTAACTGTATTCTAGCATAACCAACTGCACCACTTTGAACTGCATCCAATACCTGTGCTGAAGTTGGACTAGTAATACCTTCGGCTTTAAGAACTTCTATTGTGAATAAATATAAATCTACAGGTACACCTGATGTTATTGTACCTAATGCTACTGCTCCAGGATAATTCTGTATCTGTGCGCTAAGATCTTTAGGGAATCTGCAATCAAGTGTTAACAATTTTCCAACTGTCTGATCTGTTCTATTAACAGAACCCATTGGTATAAACTTACCAAATTTATCTGACTTTAACAAAGTTCCAGATTGACCATAATCTGAACCACTAGCAAAACGATAAAACTGCCATTTTCTCCATAAATCATAATATGCATCCCCACCATCTGTAAAAGGATCAGTATCATCACCAAAAGCAGTCATGATTGTTGTATCTACATATGGAACATCTAACCTTCCAGTAATTATTGTTGAATATGCATCGTGTGTCTGGTAATTCAAATATTTACCACGAATATCCTGATAAATATGTTCTAATACTATACCCATTGGTTTATTTCCACCAAGAACTAAATTAGTATCACCATTAACTGACCATCCATCAGTTTCATCATCAAGTGTACTATACTTATATGTTGCAGGTGATCCACCATTTGCTGGAACTATTAATGCAACTACTGATTCCTGATAACCAAAATACTTGTCATCTATAGGTGAAAATACAATATCTCCAGCATTTAATTGATCAATAAATTGTGGTATTTCACCAGTAGCGCCACTAGGTGGTATCAACTGTGCATTAACATATGCATCCACACCAGTTGCTATTTTTGTATTGCATGTCATAAAAGAAACAATTGTTCCTTTTGGCATAACAATACCTTCCTGTCCACCACGATACTCATGTCTTTCATCATTTGTTATGTACATAACTGGTAGATATTTATAAGGATATCCCCATACACCTGAATACTCTGGATTTGTAACCTGAAGCTTTATCATATTAAAACCAGTAGATAATAGCTTCTGAGGTATACTTTTCTGCGGAATACGTCTTAATGTATCATTGAAATTTAATTTTGTTACTCCCATTGTCTTTCCTCCTTATTTTATTTTTTAATACCTTTAGCATCCTAATCTATAAAACCTAAATGTTTTAATAGCCAGTTCTTTTTTTCTTTCTTGTCATCTTTAACATCATTAATGTTATCTGATTTTATAGTAGGATCGTCGATTTTATTAAGACTATCTATATTAATATTGACTTCCCCACCCAAATCTTTAATTGTATCTGTTAAAGATACAACTTCTCTTTTCATATAATCTTCAACTATTTTATCATATTTTTCTTTCCTTTTTGCTTCATCAGCTTCAGCTAACATATCTTTTACTGAAGATCTTTTTACCATGATAGAAAGATCTACAACTTTCTCTGCTAATCTTTTCTTGATTTCACCAGAAAGTTCCTGTATTCTATCATTTGCTTTCTTTAACTCTGATTCTTTCTCTTGTAAATCAGTTTTAATTTTATTAACTTCATCAGTTAATGTTTTAACCTGTTCAGAATTATCTTTCTTTTTTGCCATTGGACAATTCAACGTCTTTGCTCTACTTCTCACACAAGATGCTATACTTGCACGAGCAGAAGCACTATATTTTGCAACTACACGAGGCCACTTTAACATAGCCATTGCAACTGCAGCATGTTTACAATCTGGAATTGGAAATGTTTTATTTGGTCCACAAAATGTAGTTTTCATACTATGACGTTCTTTGGACCCAGCTGGAGGTAACACCTTATCATCAATACCAAAAATCACTTTCATTGCTTCACAGAAATCAATATCAAGTTGTTCGGCTTCTTTTATCTCATTCTCATTTTCCCATTTTATTTCATCATCAGTACACCCTGGACATTCTATATCCAGCGCTTGCGATATAAATAACTCAATATCCTTTAATTCCATTTTTATCCCTCCTTGATTATTTTTATCATTATTTTCGATTTCATCTTTAACTTCTTTAATATTAGTTTTATCTTCTATTTTATCTTGTATGTTGTTACTTAAAATACTTTCAGAAAAATTTAATCCTTCTAAACTAACTCCATCACATTTGGCTTCATCAGGAGTGACAAATCTAAACCTAACTACAGAAGCATAATGTTCTGGGCTATAATCAGCGGGGTTATTAACAAAAGAATATTCTTTATATTCCATTTCACCAATTATCCAGTAACATTCTTTTTCAGTTCCATCCACATCATATTTTTTACCTTTACGATGATCGCATCCAGAAACATTACCAAGAGGTCCCATACTTTCAACCGGTGTATCACAAATACTACATCTTGGAGGTTCTTTAGCATATCCACCACTGGATACTGTTAAATATGTTCTATTAAAAATATCCTCTATTGCTTTTTCATCAGTTATAATTGATCTAACCCTGATTTTACTCTTAGGAACCGCTAAATCATCCTTTTTCTTAGGATCAGCCATTGCTGATAAAGGTATATATGCCGCGGAATATGATCTTCCTATAGGTGTACCTTCACTAATATGATGTGCTAATACTGGTTTTGGATAAGGTGTAAAAAATGATGCTACGCCTTTTGCCATACCATCACAAGTATAAAAATACTTATTACCATTTACATATCCACCATGTGTAACATCAACTTCTATTTCCAAATACTTTTTTCCTTCAGCATCCTTCATAACTGAATATTCTTTCTTCATTCCAGAAGTATCAGAAAGTTTATAATCTTCAGTATCAATAACATAATACCTATCCATAATATTACCTTTTAGTAAGCTATATTACTAGCCATCACTTAATATAGTAGTATCTTTTTCATTTTTTTATATGGTGTCTTTTTTTTCCGACGACAAAAAATCTACTTTTTAAGTTCCAAACTACATTCACATTCTGAATGGAATGGTGGAACTAAATCTACATAATAATCATTTAGATTAATCAATGCTGGCTTCTTATTGCATATATCACACGCATTAGTATTTTTCTTTATAATTAATTCATCGGTACCTTGTGCTTTATATGATGATGCGAAAGCTAACCAATATGATTTCTTTATAAACCAATCACTAATAAATTTAATCCTATATTTCTGAGATTCAAATATATTCATAATTGATATTTCAGTTTTATCACTAGAATCAATCCTTTCTAAAACATCATCAAAAAATTTAGTAATTGCTTTAGTATTTAAGTTATGTAAATATTTTAAATCAACATATATTGGAATTAATGCATCATAACCCACATCTTCAATTCCGGTCCTATAAGACGCTATAATAATATCAGAAGAAGTTTCTATTGTAAGACCTTTAGATAAATTTAAAGATATCTTTCCACTAATAAAAGATGAATCTTTTACTGCATATATTATTTCTTCCATTGCACCGATATAATTAGATTCGAATTTTTCACAATATATACCTTTTAAATCTTGTAAATTTGGATTTATAGAGTCCATGATAATAGAATCTGCTCCTTTTGTTCTAACTGTATTTCCTACTTTTTTAGTTCCATGTTGATTCTTTGATGCTTCTTTATTTGCTGATTTAGGAGTAATATTACCATATGTACTATTTCCACACCAACATGCTTTACCATTCCTTCTGATATATATTACACCAGTAGAACTTTCAACGCAATAAATCTTACCAATATAATTAATCCATGATTCTATATTTCCTTTAGCCAATTCAAATGCGTTATATCTATCCCCAGGATTAATATATTTATTACGATAAATGGCAACTCTATACATATCTAAATATGGATCATCTCTTTTTTCCACTCTAATATTAGAACTATATCCGCATTTTAATGCAATTTCTTGCATATCATCAGCCAATTTCTTTGATCCAGTTGAATATAAATAATGATATACTATTTCACCATCTCCTTTCATAACAGTATCTAAAAATACTAATAATATTTTTTTACTAAGTTGTTTAAACTCTAAAGGTATTCTTTTTTCTTCTGCTAAACAACCAACTTCTTTACATAAATAATTTTTAATTTGTAAATCACTAAAAGTAAAATTTCTACTGCCATAATAAGGCTGTTTAAAATGTACATCATTTATAAGTTTTTCAATGTCTTTACAGTTTTTTTTATGTACTTTTTTTGACTGAGATATATTTATTCGACCATGTTTATTAGATCCATTACCTTCACTAATATACCATGCAAGAAATTTAGCCCAATCATAAATATTTATTTTCCTCTCAGGAAATTTAGAATATTTAATATTTCTACATTTACTATTAAACTCCGGTAAAATAAAATATTCAATATCTTTACCTATCCAATTAGCATCTTTTTTAAATTTCTTATACTCACCAAAAGCCTCATGCGCTTCAACAAATTCAAAATTATGCATCTTTTTATAATGCCTTCTATTTCTCTTACTGATATATAATTTATGATTAGGAGTAACACATAAGTTTATAAATCTGGTATCCAAATAATACATTTTTCCATTATAATCATATGATATAATTTTTAATGGGTGCTCATATTTTAACTCATCATTCTTTAAAACTGCTATTTCATCAAATTCATTTAAAATATTAAATAGTTTCCATCCATCTTTAGTTAAAATTTCAGTAGTATCGTCGTAACATAACCAGGGTTCATCCACTGCCATCATTAATGTTCTAGGTTTAACAACCAATTCAAAATAAGTTTTTAATCTTTCAGAAGCTGTAAATGGATCGTAACCCATTTCCTTTCTAGCTTCATCTTCAGTTAAAATATTACCTTGATATAAAGATAATGTATGAAATTCTTTTCTTATCTTAGAATCTAAATCTATTTCGGGAATATATAATTCAACTTTTTGTTCATCATCAAAAATATCATATTCACCTTCAAGTAAAAGTTCATTTATAATAAATTCATTAACATACATCTTTATGATTTCTTGATATCTTCGCGCAGCATCATATACAGCCTTTTCCATAACATTGGCTGATGCTCTACTTGCTCCACCAGCTTCACCTAAACTAACTGTTGAATGACCAAGACCAGTTAAAATTCTTGTTTTAAAATATTCTAAATATTTCGATACATCCAATGCTTCTTTCTGAGCTCCAACTGCAACTATCTTATGACGAGCAGGTGTTACCATCATACCTTGAGTCATCATATTCTCAACTTCTACCCTAACTACTTCAACCTCTCCATCCTTACATGGTAATTCATTCGTACCAATAGTATATTGATATAATGGAATTGTATGCTGAAAAACAAGAATCTCAACATTCTCTTCCATCCTACGTAATGCTCTTACATCATCAAGAACTGTCAACATAACTGGTTCGCCAAAATATTTTCCAGGTGGTTTTGAAATGAA